CCAATCGATGTTGATTGGGGTTCAAACGATACTATTGAGGAGTTCTCTGTAACTCTCACCTATCAATGGTGGGAATCTATTGCAGACGGTGTTGTGTAAAGAGAAGGGCCTCGGCCTTTCTCACTTTTTTAGGATGATTTTTAATGGCTATTAAACTCTTTGGTTTTACCTTAGGTTCAAAAGATATTGTTCAGGAACAAAAACCTGAACAACCATCTTTTGCACTCCCAACAGAAGCAAATGATGATGGTGCAGTTACCATCACGCAAAATGCTCACTACGGCACATATGTAGATTTAGAAGGTTCTGTTCGTAATGAACTAGAACTGATTACTCGTTATCGTGAAATGGCTAACCATTCCGAATTGGAGATGGCAATTGATGACATTGTTAACGAAGCAATCACACATGATGTAACAGGTCGCACAGTAGATATCGTATTAGATAATCTAAAACAACCTGAAGCAGTTAAGAAGAAAATTGTAGAAGAATTCAACAACATTTTAAAGATGTTGAATTTCAATAATCTTGCCGATGACCTATTTAAAAGATGGTACATTGACGGCAGAATTTATTACCATGTCGTAGTTGATGAGAAGAAACCTAAAGAAGGTATCCAAGAACTACGATATATCGACCCACGCAAGATTCGTAAAGTGCGTGAGATTTTAAAAGGTCGAGATCCAAAGACTGGTGCTAATATCATTCAGTCTATTGCAGAGTATTATGTTTACCAAGATAAAGGTACAACAACTCAAACCTATACTGCACAGGTCAATTCAGGTTTAAGAATTGCACCTACTTCCGTTATTAATGTGAACTCTGGTTTGATGGATGCTAAAAACACATTTGTCATTTCATATTTACATAAAGCAATTAAACCTCTTAATCAGTTGCGTATGATTGAAGATGCGGTTGTTATCTATCGCATATCAAGAGCGCCAGAACGCCGTATTTTCTACATCGATGTTGGTAACTTACCTAAAGGTAAGGCAGAACAATATCTGCGTGACATTATGATTAAGTATAAAAACAAAATGGTTTACGATGCATCAACTGGTGAACTCCGTGATGACCGTAAACACATGTCTATGCTTGAAGATTTTTGGTTACCTCGCCGTGAAGGTGGTAAAGGTACTGAGATTACTACATTACCTGCCGGTCAAAACCTTGGCGAGTTAGAAGATGTTAAGTATTTCAGACAGAAATTGATGCAATCTTTAAATGTCCCAATTTCTCGTTTAGAACCACAACAAGGCGGTATGATTGGTCTTGGTCGTGTGTCAGAAGTTACCCGTGACGAAGTTAAATTTACAAAGTTTATTGTTCGTCTCCGTAATAAGTTTTCACAAATCTTTGATAATGCACTTGCAATTCAATTGTCATTAAAAGGCATTTGTTCCAGAGAAGAATGGGACCATTTCAAAGAAGATGTTTATTACGACTATAAGAAAGATAACAATTTCACAGAGATGCGTGATGCAGAAATTCTCCGTGAAAGACTTAGTGTTCTTCAAACTGTCGATCCATATCTAGGTAGATATTATTCCACTCAATGGGTTAAGAAGAAAATTTTGCAAATGAATGATGAAGAAATTGAACAGATGCAAAAAGAGATGGACGAAGAAGAAGAACAAGGTATTGGTCAACCAGTCAACCCAGCAGGTGGTGAACCTCAGGTGACAGCAGAACAATACCCACCAGAAGATAATACAGTTGAACAAGGCGCATCCGAATCACTAACACCAATGTTAGATGCAGATGTAGAAAAGTATTCAACTATACTAAATAGGCGTTAAGGAGAAAATAACATGGATGTATCAAAATTTATTGATAGTGTGGCAACAGGTAATGCTGTTGAAGCTAAAGATGTTTTAAATGACTTGCTTTCAGCTCGTGCATTTGAATCTCTTGATGCTCGAAAAACAGAATTAGCTCAATCACTATTTACTGGTAAAGAAGAATCAGTAGAAGTGCAAGATGCCGAGGCATAATGAAATCGTTACAAGATTTTAAAACTCTTGTTGAAGAAGAAAAGTCAGACTATTCAAAGTTTGACATGTTGGTTCGAGCAGGTCTTGCCAATAAGGCACAGATTCAAAGAATACACAAAATTTTGGATAAGATGCAAGAAGAAAAACCTGTCTTTAATAATGCAGACAGAATGATTCTTCAAAACTTGTTCAACAAAATGGTAGATTTGATTTCCAATAATAAACAAATCCTTTCACAGGCAAAAAGAGCCGTTAGAGAAGATGTTGAAGTAGAAGAAGCGGTATTAGATACTTCCGATTTTAAAGTTGGACCTTCAGGTAAAAAAGTTAAAGCACACCGATTTACAGTTGGTGATACAGTTAGAGAAGATATTGAAATAGAAGAAGCGACAATGGATATTCCAGATGATCCTCCTTATGTTTTAATATTGAAGCGTAAAGCAGTTCGTATGTATCCCAATAAAACGAAAGTTGCTTTATACTATAACGATAGACTAAGTAAGTTCTTTACCATACCTTACGGAATGAAAGTTGAATTACCAATTCAAGGTGAATCAGTTGAAGTTCAAGAATCGGTAATGGATAGTTTACACAAGATTGTTGCAGGTAAACAGGCACAATCAGTTAAGTTTGCAAATGGTCAATCAAGAAAAGTTGACCATTATACTGCTTCTGCTATTACACAAGTTCACAAAGCTGTGAATGATGATAATAAAAAGAAGTTGTCGGATATGGTTCATAAAAGTCCGGCACATTTTGAAAAAGTGGCCGCTTTTGCATTTAGTAAAGCAAAATGAATTTTGTAGATTTACTATTTCAAAATAGATTAGATGAGGCAAAAGATAAACTTGTTGCTCATCTTGGTGCGATAACTGCTGCTCGTTTAGAAGAGACAAAAAGATATGTTGCATCAGACAGTTATGAAGAAGTTGAAATAGATGAGGCGAGAAATCCGAACCTTGTTAAAATGGGTCGAATTACTAAAGTTCGCCGAAGAATTAGACGAAACGCCAAAGGCCGTATTGTGGTGCAGAAGAACACCAGACGGTCTGGTATCAAAGGTTATAGACTTTCGGGAAATACTGTCAAAAGAATTCCCGCAACGGTAAGATTGAGGAAAGCACGCTTATTAAAGCGTTCATGGAAAACAACTAGAAGAGCGAAACTACGCCGCAGCCTTCTAAAAAGAAAAATGAGTATGCGTAGAAGAGCATCAATGGGACTAAGATAAAAAAATGGCTTACGAAATTACCAATACAACTAGAGGCTCATCAATCATTCGTGTGGTCGATACGGGTACAGTTACCGTTAACATTGCTAACTTATCAATTGATGCAAACGAAATTGTGTCAAACGCTTCTATCAAACGAGTGATGTGGTCTACTAACGGTGCAATTACGATTGCTCGTAATTCTATTCCTGTGTTGCAATTGCATGGACAAGGTGACATGGTATTACCAGAACTTGGTCACACCCTCGCTAATACTAATACAGGTACAATTGTTATTACAATTGCAACCGGTGGTACTGCAATTATAGAGGTGAGTAAAACTGCTTCTTATACTACCGCATTAACAGGAATGTAATATGAAACTTATAACAGAAACAATTGAAAGTGTTAAGTATCTTTCCGAAGCATCAGAAAACGGCAAGAGAAAACTTTTTATTGAAGGTACTTTTCTTGTAGGAGAACAGGTTAATAAAAATAACCGCATGTATAAAATGGATACACTTCGCCGTGAAGTGGAAAGATACACAGAAGAATTTATCAAAACAAATCGTGCTTTGGGTGAACTAGGTCATCCTGATACACCATCTTTAAATTTAGAAAGAGTGTCTCATAAAATTGTGTCTTTGAAAGAAGATGGAAATTCATTTTATGGTAAAGCATTGATTTTAGAAACACCATATGGCCAGATTGTCAAAAACTTTATTGACAACGACATTCAGGTTGGCGTTTCATCCCGTGCAATGGGTTCTTTAGTTCAGACTAAAGAAGGATATAACTTGGTACAGGACGATTTACGCCTTGCTACCGCAGCAGACATTGTAGCAGACCCCTCTGCTCCAGGTGCCTTTGTTAATGGTATTATGGAAAACAAAGAGTGGATGTTTGTCGAAGGACGCTTCGTAGAAGTAGATTTCGATAACGCAAAAAGACAAATAAAGAGAGCTTCTAAGTCACAAATAGAACAAACCGCTCTTCAAATATTTGAAAACTACCTACGAAAACTTTAATTTTATAAATAAGAAATCATAAGGAGATTCCTAATGGCAACAAATAAACTCATGGAAGCCGCAGCAGAAATTCTTGCAGGTAGCAAGAAAAGTGCTTCGTCTATGCCAATTGAAAAAATGCCCGGTGCTGATGCAGTAGACCTTGGTGGTCCAACACCAACTAACGGTAAACCAGATGACGATTCTGAAAAAATCGACACTACTAAAGCCGCTAAGTCTGCAACTGCGCCAACAACTAAGCCTTCTGCTGCTTCATCTGCAAATGTAACTGCAAAAATGAATCAAGAAGAAGAACAAAAAGACGATGAAGTTTTTTCTGAAGAAGAAGAACTCATTGACGAAAAGTCACATGACAAAGAAGAAATGAAGAAGAAGATGAAAGAGGATGTTGACGCTCTCTTTGCAGATGATTCTACCATTTCAGAAGAATTCAAATCCAAAGCTGCAACAATTTTTGAAGCTCGTGTATTAGACCGAGTGACACAAATTGAAGAACAAGTTGAATCTAAGTATGCAGGTATGCTTGAAGAAGCTGTTGCAGAAATCAAGAGCGACTTGACAACTAAAGTCGATGATTACCTCAACTATGTTGTTGAACAATGGATTGAAGAAAATCAAATTGCAATTGAGTCTGGTCTCCGTGCCGAACTCACAGAAGAATTCATTGCTGGTCTACGCAATCTTTTTGCAGAACACTACATCGATGTTCCAACTGAAAAAGTTGACTTGGTTGACGAACTTGCAGGTAAAGTTGAAGAACTTGAAAGCAAACTCAACGAAGAAATGGAGCGTGGTATTAGTTACGCAAAAGCATTAGTTGAATCACGCAAGAATGAAATTACCCGTGAAGTTTGTGAAGGTCTCACAACAACTCAAACCGAAAAAATTAAAACACTCGCAGAGAGCGTTGAATTCTCCACAGAGGACGAATACAAAAATAAGGTTGAGACAATCCGTGAGAACTACTTTCCATCTGGTATTAAAAAAGCAGATGCAAATGACTTGCACGAACAGGTAGAAGATACAGCAGAACAAAAAGTCATTACTGACCCATTTGTTGCCGCAGTATCACAAGCAATTTCTAAAACAAAACTCTAAAAACATTAGGAGATAATTAAATGTATTTGTCCGAATCACTACAAAAAAAATGGGAAGGCGTTCTGGATCACCCAGATTTGCCATCTATCAACGATAAGTATCGCAAAGCCGTTACTGCCGTTATTCTTGAGAACCAAGCTCAAGAAATGGTTAAAGCAGGCGCAATCCTGAACGAAACAGGCCCAACAAACTCGATGACCAACACAATCGCTTCTGGCGGTTTCGGTGGTTCTGCATCTTCACCAGTTGCCGGTTTCGACCCAATCTTAATCAGCTTAGTTCGCCGTTCATTACCTAACCTCATCGCTTATGATATTTGCGGTGTGCAACCAATGACAGGCCCAACAGGTTTGATTTTCGCAATGCGTTCACGCTATGCAACACAAGGCGGTACAGAAGCTTTCTACAACGAAGCAAACTCTGGTTTCTCTGGTGCTGCTACACAAGCTGCATTGTCATTGCAATCTAATACATCTACTTCTGGTAATGTATTTGCAAACACAGTATTCTCTAACTTACCAGGCACAATGACAACAGGTGCAGGCGAAGCGTTAGGTGATGGTTCTAACACATTCCAAGAAATGGCATTCTCTATTGAGAAAGTTACTGTCACTGCTCGTACCCGTGCATTGAAAGCAGAATACTCAATGGAACTTGCACAAGACTTGAAAGCAGTTCATGGTCTTGACGCTGAAACAGAATTGGCAAACATCTTGTCATCTGAAATTCTTGCAGAAATTAACCGTGAAGTTATCCGCACTATCTACGCAACTGCAAAAGTTGGCGCACAAGTCGGTACAACTACAACTGGTACTTTCGACTTAGACACAGACTCTAACGGTCGTTGGATGGTTGAAAAAGTTAAAGGTTTGGCATTCCAAATCGAGCGTGAAGCTAATACTATTGCCAAGACAACTCGCCGTGGTAAAGGTAATGTGATGATTTGTTCTTCTGATGTTGCTTCTGCTCTTGCAATGGCAGGCATCTTAGATTACAACTCTGCACTACAAGCTAATGTTAACTTGACAGTTGACGATACTGGTAATACATTTGCTGGTACATTGTTTGGTCGTATCAAGGTCTATATTGACCCATATTTCCCAACATCATCAACATCTGAGTTCGCAGTAATCGGTTATAAGGGTTCAAACGCTTATGACGCCGGTCTGTTCTATTGCCCATATGTTCCGTTGCAAATGGTTCGTGCAGTTGATACAGGTACTTTCCAACCTAAGATTGGTTTCAAGACTCGCTACGGCTTAGTCGCAAACCCATTCGCAGAAGGTACAACTGTTGGCGCTGGTACAATCAATGTAAACAGCAACAACTACTACCGTGCATTTAAGATTGCAAACTTAATGTAATCTAAGAGTCACCATTAAGAGTGACGCTTTAAAGAGACCTCCCACAAAGAGGTCTCTTTTTTTTATCTTATAAATACACATATGACAGCACTCACTAGAAACCCTACAAATCCGAATCCATTACAACCGAATAAGTTTACTTTAAACTTTTCACGGATTCCTAATGTTCAATTCTTTTGCCAAGCAATTAGTATACCTGGCATTTCTACTGCTGAAGTTCCAGTACCAAATCCATTTGTTGATGTTTATGCACCTGGTGAAAAAGCGATTTATGATTTATTAAATATTACTTTTATTATCGATGAAGAACTGAGTAGTTGGTTAGAGATACACGATTGGATTCGTGCAATGACATTCCCAAAAGAATTTGAAGAATATCAGAGACTTGCTACATTGAATCAATATCAAGCATCAAGAATACCCACAAGGTTGCCACAATATTCTGATGGCATAGTTACATTGTATTCTTCTTCGAATACACCTTATTATAGATTTAAATTTTACGATTGTTTTCCAACAACAGTATCTACCTTCTTAATGAATTCATCTGATAGTCCCGAAACAGTAATGACCGCAGATGCAACATTCAGGTACAATTACTATGATGTTGAAAAACTCTTTTAAAAACACTTGACATTCACCTAACAATAGTGTAAACTCCTGCAATAGGAGGCTTTTTTATGAAACAACTTGATGAACTATTGGAAGAATGGCGCAAAGATTCCGAAATTGATAGAACG